ACTTTGCATACTCTTCAGGGTTACACCAGCCATAGACTTCAACCTCTGAGTAGTAATCTTCATCAAGAATCTTTGTGCCTACTATGATCTTGCCGTTATCCTTATTCCAAAATGGAATTGAATCACGTGTGCGTACCGTACGTACCTCAAAGTTGTTACCCACATCAGGCAACTTAGCCCGACGAGGGTGTAGTTCATTGGGATACCACGGTACATTCCAAGATGTATCAGTAAGAGATGCAACTGCCCACTCAGAGACGTTGGCTCGCACATTGGCAAGAAGTTCGTGCTCTAAGTAGCCGTTCTTCTTACCTTCTGCATAGTTAGGTCTATCTACTGACCCATACTTAGCAAGCCAACGCTCTGTAGCAAGCAGCGTACAAACTCTTACTTCATCCCTACTCAGGCGTACTATCATCTGCCTCTTCTTCAGTAGTTGAATCTTCAACCACTTCTTCTACTACTGGTACTAGTATCTCTGTTGTTGTTATTTCTCCACCTGGTACTGGCATTTGTTTCTCCTTTAGCCATTGAGTTAAGTCTTGGATTACCCAAGCCTGATCTATTGATGCGTTGCGACGCTTAACTACAACGTAAGACAGAGGGACTTCCCCGATACCTCGTGCCTTTGCGTAGTTAAGCGCCTCAACTTGTGCTTCTCTCCAGAACTCAGGCAGGGAAAGGGTCTGCCTGTTCTTGAGTTCAAGGATGTAGGTTTCTCCAGATATGATAACAACCATATCTCCTTCATCCTTTGCCCCAGCCTTAGTCAAACGTTCTGCCATAACTCCCGCATTGCGTAGCCATTTCATTACATCTGTCTCAAACTGAGAACCTTTACGTCCGTTCTTGTTAGCCATCAGACTCGCAAGTATGCTCTGCCTTGTGCATCTTGATCTCCAATCTGACAGGAAGCAAAGTTAACAAATAGTGTAGCCCATTGTGATGCATCTGCAGTGTGAGGACCGAATCGATTCTTCACTGCAGCAACCCGCAACATCCCTTGTCCTGGGTCATAGCCTAATGTAAGTATCAGTGCTGGTAACTGACTGACCTTACCGTGGATAGCACGTCGTGGTGGTGGCATCATTGGGGATCCATATTCACTCTGCTCTGATACGTGATGGAGTACTAAGACACAAGCCTCTGTCTTGCGTGCCATATCGTGCAACTCCATCATAATTGCACGAAGCCCTGCCCATTCATTGTCTGTTTCGGCTGCAACATTCATTAAGTTATCGATGATAATTAACTCAGGTGCTATGCCAAAGAGTTCAACGTAGGCTTTGATTTCTAATTCAATGTCATCTAATGATGGACTTGAATCAAACACCCATTGTATGTGCGACATCTTAGATAGATGGTCAGCATAGTAGTCAGGTTTGTAATCCATATTGGTTTCAACTGTTAACTGTGTGTGTCCTGAGATCTGCGCTGCAGATCGCATCAACACCGTAGCAGTATCAGTATCTGCGGAAAAGAAAAGTGTTGGTACCTTTGCCTTGATTGCATAGACAAGAGCAAACATACTCTTACCAGCATTAGGAGCAGCAGCAACCATACATACTTGCCCTCGTCTAAACTTGATGGACTGAGCAGACAACCCTGTCCATACATCAGGCAGTGGCACAGCCTTAATAGTGCTAGTGCCTAGCGCCCTCTTTAGATTAAGCAACTTCTTCATCCCCTCCAAGATTTATTCTGCGAACTCTTCTTATTGCAAGGCGCTCACGTGGTGCCAAACCACCCCATATACCGAACTGTTCCTTGTGGATTCCCCACTCAGCGCATTCGATCTTATGAGTACAAGCCTTGCAGATTGATTTCGCATACTGACTTTCACTGAAACTTACTGTTCCCTCTTTGTCAGGGAACCAGAAGTCTCCACCTATCTGTGCACATAGCGGGTTCTCGTACTCACGAGGTTCCCGCATCGTATTATCTTAGGAAGATAGGGTCGCACTTATCTGCTGCACCCTTTGGTGCAGAACACATCCACGCTTTCCACGGTCCACGTGCTGATGTTCCAGTACGGAAGGTCATATTGCCGTGCTTACAGGTAGGTGCCTGTCCTTCAGTAACTACTGGAGCAGGTGCTGCAACTGGTGTTGCATTAAAAGATTCTGCAACTGATGCAACTGTTGGTGCTGGTGCACCACCGTGCAAGTCATTACCTGTTGACTTGATAAGTGTTGCCACCATACCAAGATCAGCAAGACCTGTCTCTAAATCCTTTACATCTGTTGCATAAAGATTGATAAGAGTTCCGTCGTTTAACTTATAGTTAATCTGGAACTTTGTGTTTTCGTTTGCAGCCATTTACTTTCCTCCAGTTTGTTTGATTTGTAACCGCTGTGATTCACTACCAAACTTCTTAGGTACAAACCCAAGTAGTTTTTCTACCTCTTCACTGTCAATACTTTCACGACCCCTGACAGTTGTCCAACTGACTTCTACTCCACTAGGTGTAGTACCTAGTAGTCCTTCGAAAGAAGTCTTCAAAGAATCTTGGTGCTTTTCTAACTCTTTAATCTGTGCTGCTAACTGTAAGTACAACAGTGCATTCCTGTCAATATCAGCATCATCAATGATTACATCACTGACTGCTGTATGTTCTTTTTTTATACCAACGCATCCCATCTCACCTGATGCATCGTAGAACTTACAATAGAACTTACAGTAACTACTATCTCGTTCTGGATCTGGTGCCTCTGTTGCAGTCTTGATTGCTTCCAACCAGTTCAATGCTTGCAGTGCAACTGTCTCATCATAATCTTCTGTGTGTACCTTGATGTCTCGCTCATCACCATCACGTGCAATGGCAACTAGCGATACACGCTTTACATCGTGACCATTCTTTGCTAGTAAGTAGCCGTATGTCTGCACCTGCCAACGCTGTTGTGTTGTTGGGAAGTATGAAAGGTTCTTCACCTTGCTTGTCTTCCAATCAATGACATCTCCAGTACCAGGTACAAAGCAGTCAATGTGTGCTTTCATACCGTTGTACTCAACTGCAGTTTCAATCAGAACGTCAGGGTTATCTGCTAGTGCTCGCTCAATCTCTGCGTGGATAGCAGTACCCATAATGGCTGCTAACTTCATCTCGTTCTCATTGGTTTCAGGTTGATCGTTTAATCTGTACCAAACCTTACGACGACAGCCACCTAACTCTGATGGTCCTATCTGTACCTGTGTAGAACGTGAACGCTTAGCATCACCTGCACGTAGTGCAGTTAATAATAATTCCTTCGGGTCAGTCGCTGTCATTATTACCTCTTGCTATAGCGATTGCAAAGTTCATACCTTCACAAATACCTAAATAAAATTGACGTTCTTCTCCATTTTTTTCCCAAGCAAGTTTGGCATAAGGCTTACGCTTTTCTATAATCTCTTGTGCAATCTTTTCACGTAATTCTTTTTCAATGTAATTATCGTGTAAGTCGCCCCAAGTTTCTTTTTCCTTCATTACTTCTAGTCTGCCCCACATCCAACCCATTTTGTGGAAGTGTTGTGCAGCATACTCATCTGTCATATGCATCTTTGCTACATCCTCTCCTGGACCACTAACTGTATGGGCTTACCAGTATTAGAGTCAAGGACCGACGCAATCTCTACTGCTTTACGGGCGTGTCTCTTTGCGTAGGCTAACTCCATATCAGGTTTGCAGATTGAATACAGGTAGCCAAGAGCAAGTTGACCCCCACTACCAATGCCGTACGCTCCGTGATTTGCTTGGAAAAAAGAGAGATCACAAGCAATCCGAAAGATATTGCCGTTAAAAGCAATGAGATAATCGAAGCCACCATCTTTGTCCACCTTGTTGTAGTCGTAGTTGTTGTCGGTAAATACTTGGTTGATACTAGGGATAATCTTCTTACCCATAAATTGTGCTGGGTCTTCGCCACGGTACACGGGTGGCTTCCAGTTGTAGGCAAGGATGTCACCTGGTCGTGTATCACCTGAGATACCAATGAGATACTTACCCACCTCAACGATCTTAGGTGTACTGGTTGCTAACGTTACGAGATTGTCTTCTGTGATCTGTGAATCTGCCACGAGTACGGCATAATCAATACCCTCTAACGCTGCGATTGTTGTCATACTGGAATCATACTACACATCGGCGTGTCGTCGCGTTAGCGACACTACTGGTTACTACAATATGAGCCGTGAGGCGAATAAAACAGGGTGCCCCAAAGGGGCACGATGGTATGGTACTGACTGTGCGGTTCCGTCTACCAAGGCTGCCAAAATTCAGGCCTAAACTACCAGATAAATTTGGCACTGACCTACGAGGCTTAGGTCCAGTACACGTCTGTCCTTGTGGATCACAGGTCTTTAATGTGATGGCATCCTTTGAAGATTATGAAATGGTTTGGTACTTCCTTGACGGTACCTGTGTTAACTGTGGCAACATCGTAACTGTTCCTTGTCCAGTAGATAAAGATGAATCACAGACTCTCTGAGATCAACGAAGAAGAACGCACAGGATTGTGCACAGTTTGTGGTCCCACCAGAATAAAGATGCGGGATAAGTCTAAGCCTTTGACTGGTAGATACAGGTGCAATACCGTATACAAAGTTAATCAAATGAAACTACGTTCTCCTTACCACGCATACCGTAAGGACCACTGCGAGCAGTGTAACTTCAAGCCAGTACATATCAGTCAACTAGATGTAGACCACATAGACGGTGACCGCTTTAACAATGACCAGTCAAACCTACAGACACTGTGTGCTAACTGCCACAGACTCAAGACCCACCTGGCAGATGATTACAACTCAGGTATCAATTAGTTTTATGGCATAAAAAAAGAAGCCCCTCCGAAGAGGGGCCTCTTTCTGCCTCGCATTAGTGGGTTACTTAGACCCACGTCCAAACTCTGGTGATGATGCGTCTAGCCACTTGAGTACTGGACCTGCTGCACCTGATAGTGCTGCAAGACCTAGTGTCTTTAGGTCAGTCTCACCAACGAGGTACAGTGCTACCGCAGCGGATGCTGCTGCACGGAACCAAGATAGTGCGATTTGTTTGAATTGTTCCATTACGGACTCCTTTGCTTTTACTTTGCACCGTGCACTTTGCAACAGGTACAAACCTCTTCCCGTGCCAACTTCTTTGTTGGTGCAGGTATTGCTTTGGCTTTAATCTGATTGATGATCTTTGGTTGATTCATCCACCAGAACCAAGGGCTAGTGTCGTTGCCCATATCGTCATTGATTGAAATATGTAGATGCTTATTGTGCTTATTGCTTCCGGTATAAACTCTGTTGCCTTGCTTAGCCTTTTCTGCAGACCAGATCTTTCCCTTGAATATCAGGTACTTAACTCTCTTGTCTTCCTTTAGCTTCTCAAAAATATCAGTGCAATCAATCCCATTCTTAGGATCATCTGTTAGGTCTACTGCATAACCTGTGTTGTGGTCTGAGTTAGGATTCTGATGGATGTGTGCTGCTGATGGTAGTAATCCATCTGAGGCTTTCTTCCGAGAAGGCGATATC